CCGGGATGGGGAATCGGGCTGCTGCTGCTGATCGCGGCTCCGTGGCACGTGCTGGCGACGCTGCGAAACCCGCCGTACCTGGATTTCACGATGCACAGCGAGCGGGGCAGCTATCGCGGGTTTTTCTGGTTCTACTTTTTCAACGAGCACATTCTGCGATTTCTGAACCGGCGGTATCCGCGGGACTACAACACGGTGCCGCGGGCGCTGTTCTGGCTGTTCCACCTGTTGTGGCTGTTTCCGTGGAGCGTGTATCTGCCGGCGGTATTCAAGCTGGACTACCGGAAAGAGGACCGGGCGTCGCAGACGCGGAGGCTAGCGGCGTGCTGGACGGGCTTCATCCTGGTATTCTTCACGTTTTCGACGACGCAGGAGTACTACTCGATGCCGTGCTATCCGGCGCTGGCGCTGCTGCTGGGGTCGGCCATGGCGGGCGGGGACAAGGTTCTGAAGTGGGGGACCAGGGCGATTGCGGTGGTGGCGACGGCGGCGGCGCTGGCGATCGGGGCGATTCTGTGGATGGTGCGCGGGATGCCGGCGCCGGGAGACATCGCGGCGGCACTGACGCAACAGGCGCCGGACGCGTACACGCTGTCGCTGGCGCACATGGGAGACCTGACGCTGAGGGCGTTCGCCTACCTGCGGCTGCCGCTGCTGGTGGCGGGGCTGGCGTTCGGGGTGGGGGCGGCGGGGGCATGGCTGAAGCGGGGCGGGCGCCAGGCGGCGCCCGTGGCGGCGCTGGCGGCGATGATGGTGCTGTTCTTCCACGCGGCCAGGATGGCGCTGGTGGTATTCGATCCATACCTATCGTCGCGGCCGCTGGCGGAGGCGCTGGTGAAGTCGCCGCCCGGGGAACTTATCGTGGACGACCAATACTACACGTTCTCGTCGGTTTTCTTTTACAGCAACCGCCGGGCGCTCCTGCTGAACGGGCGGGTGAACAACCTGGTGTACGGGTCGTATGCGCCCGATGCGCCGAAGGATGTGTTTCTGGACGATGGCGGATTGCAGAAGGTCTGGGTCGAGCCGAGGCGATATTACCTGGTGGCGGAAGGTCCACAACTACTGAGGTTACACAAGTTAGTGGGCGCCGGGGCGCTGCACACGGTGGCATCGAGCGGCGGAAAATTCCTGTTCACAAATTTTTGAAAACTATATTTCGCTTGTTATCAGCGAGATAGACAAGCGGCTCGGGCCGGGTGGAACGGGCCGGGTGGTACTCTCAAATCGGGAAGAAGGTTGTACGGCTTCGCTGGGGTGGCGAAGCCGTTTTTGTTTTGGGGTGAATTCATGGGCAGAACCACAACGACTAAGGCCGGCGGCAGCAATAGATCGGCCACGGGGAACTCGGACCCTATCCAAGCGTGCAGGACGTGCAAGCGATGGCGGGAAATCAAGCAACGGATGCGGGTGGCAAGGTTCATCGAGAAGACCGTAGAGAAGGTGGAAAGCAAGATCGAGAAGGGGGAAATCAGCCCGACGGTGGCGGAGTATCTGAAACTGCTCCAGTTGGAGCAGGAATGGGAGCAGCAGGAGTCGATAACAGATGGGCCTAAGGAGATCAAGGTCACATGGGTCGGACCGGTTGCACTGTCGAACTCCGAGAAATAGCCTACGAGCCTCTGCCATCGCAGAAGCGATTTCACGAATCTGGCGCGCGATTCAAAGGATTCTCCGGGCCTATTGGAAGCGGCAAAAGCCAGGCCCTGTGCCAGGAAGCGATCCGGCTGTGTTACCTCAATCCGGGAAGGATGGGGTTGCTGGGGGCGCCGACGTATCCGATGTTACGGGATGCGACGCAGGCTACGCTGCTGGAGATCCTGGAGAGCAACCGAATACCGCACGAGCAGAACAGAGCGGAGAACACGCTGACGCTGAAGGACACGTGGTCGCGGATAATTTTCCGGCCGGTGGACGATTTCGAGCGGCTGCGGGGTACGAACCTGGCGTGGTTCGGGCTGGACGAGCTGACCTATACGCAGGAACAGGCGTGGCTGCGGCTGGAAGGGCGGTTGAGGGATCCGAAGGCGACCCGGTTGTGCGGATTCGCGGTGTGGACCCCCAAGGGGTTCGACTGGGTATACCGGAAGTTCGTGAGCAATCCGAACACGAATTACAAGACGATCCAAGCGGCGCCGGCGGAGAACCGGTTTCTTCTGGAGAAGATCCCGGATTTTTACCTGCGGCTGAAGGAGAGTTACGACCAGAAGTTCTACGCACAGGAAGTGCTGGGAGAGTACCTGCACCTCTCGGGCGGGACGGTATACACGGCGTTCGACGGGACTGTGCACGTGACGGACCTAACGCCGGACCCGAATCTGCCGCTGCGGTGGACCCTGGACTTCAACGTGGACCCGATGAGTTCGTTGATTGTGCAGACGGACGAGGACAAGGTGAGGGTGCTGGACGAGATTGTGATCCGGAACGGGACGACGCAGGAGGCGTGCGCGGAGTTTCTGAAGCGGCACCCGAGGCACGACGCGGGAGTGTTGATATACGGGGACGCCTCGGGGTACCAGCAGCAGACGACGGGGTTCTCGGACTACCAGATGGTGCGGGACTACCTTCAAGCAAACTCGGCGATGAAGGCGCACTACCGGGTTCCGAAGGCGAATCCGAGCGTGAAGGAGCGGATCAACCTGATGAACGCGAAGCTGCGGTCGGCGTCGGGGGAGATCTCGGTGATTGTGGACAGGAAGTGCAGGGAGTTGATCAAGGACTTCGAGCAGGTGGCCTTCAAGGCGGACACGTACCAGATCGACAAGGATCGGGACCGGCAGCGGACGCATTTGTCGGATGCGCTGGGCTACCTGATCTGGCAGGAGTGCAGACCGCTTCCCGCGGTGGGGGAGCGACGGGGGCGATTGTTCTGATGATACAGACGATAAACCGGGAACATCCGGAATACATGGCGCGGAAGGCGACGTGGAGAAAGTACCGGGACCTATACGTTGGGGGAGACCAACTGCGGGAACGCGGGTCGGAGTACCTGGTGCGGCGGCAGAAGGAACCGGGCGAGGTATACCAGGAGCGCCTGATCCGGCTGTTCTACGAGAACTACATCGGATCGGTCATCGACTGGTACGCGGCGACGCTGATGCATCGCGAGCCGGTGGTGCAGATGGCGCAGGGGGGCAGCGCGGCGGGCGGGTTCTACAACGTCTTTTTCGCGGACTGCGATATGAAGGGGACGCGGCTAAGCCAGTTTTTCAGGGAGCGGTTCACGCAGATGCTGGTTTGCGGCGCCAGCTACATCGTGGTGGACTTCCCGCGGACGGCTGGGCGGGCATCGACGCGGGCGGAAGAAGACGCTCTGGGGCAATCGCGGGGCTTCCTGGTGGACTACGGCACGGAGGAAGTGATCAACTGGAACCGGGATGAGCGGGGCGGGCTGGAATGGGTGGTGCTGCGGAGTTCCTGCCTGCAGCAATCCAAGGTGACGGACGCGAAGTGGGAGAAAGAAACGCGGTGGGTATATTACGACCGCGAGAACTTTCAAATCTACCGCAAGGCGGGCGAGTCGAAGCCGGTGGAGCTGGTGGACGAAGGGCGGCACTGCCTGGCGCGGCTGGGGCGGGTTCCCGTATTCGAGATGAAGGTGACCGAAGGGCTGTGGCTGATGAACAAGGCGGCCCTGCTGCAACTGGAACACTTCAACAAGTCGAACGCGCTGTCGTGGGCCCTGACGATGGGGCTGTTCGCGATGCCGGTGGTGTACTCGGACAACGAATTCAAACAGGTGGTGGGGGAAACGTACTACCTGCAGCTTGGCCAGAACGACCGGTTCGGCTGGGCGGAGCCGGACGGCAAGGTCTACCAGATCGCGGCGGACAACCTGGATCAACTGAAGGACGAGATCTACCGGGTGTGCTACCTGATGACGCAGGCGGGAAACACGACCGGAGCGGGGGCGCGGCAATCGGGACTGAGCAAGCAACTGGATTTCGTGGCGACGGAAGAGGTGCTGCGGGCGTACGGCGGGGTGGTGAAGGAATGCATGACGCAGGTTCTGGGCGCGGTAGCGGCGGCGCGGCAGGACGAGGTATCGATTGAAGTCACGGGGCTGGACGATTTCGACATCGACGAATTCGGGACGGAACTGGAAGACGCGAAAAATCTTCTGGGGTTGGGCATCGGAAGCGCGACGCTGACGAAACAGGTATTCAAGCGGCTGGCGCTGAAGTACCTGAGCGATGCGCGGCCGGAGGTGAAGAACCAGGTGGTGGAGGAGATCGAACGGACGGACTACGGGAAACCGGGCGGCATTACAGACCCGGTATTGCGGTAGGCGGCAGGGGGCAGACAGACGGGGAGGCAGCACGGGGCGGGCCGGCAAGAGGCCCGCCCCGCGCATTTTGGGGAGGTTTATGGAAGGCATCGACGTTCAAGCGATTGTGCGGCAGGCGATCCAGGAATACGCCAGCAACGAACAGGCCAAGAGCGAGCCGGCGTACAAGGCCGAGCTACTGGAAGAGCGCAAGCGGCGGGAGCAAATGGAGCGGCGGCTCAACGAGATGGCGGAAGAGAACAAGCGGAGCCGGATCAAAGCGGAAGAAGCAGAGCGGAGTTCGGCGGTCCGGGCGGAGCTGCAGCGGCTGGGGGTGGCGAAGATCGACCTGGCGTTCAAGGCGGTTCAGGACGGCATCGTCCGTAACGAAGACGGGCGACTGGTGGCACGAGGCGAAGCGGGAGAGGTGCCGGTACGGGAGTATCTCTCGGCGTTCGTGAAAGAGAATCCGGAGTTTCTGCCAGCCCGGATTGCGGGAGGAACCGGGATGACGGGGAATCTCAAGGCGCCGCAGGCCGGAAACGAGTCGGTAAGTATCGATCGGATCCGTCCGGGCATGAGTGCGGAAGAGATGCAGCGGGTGCGAGAGGAAATCGTGCGCGTGGCGTCGCAGACCCTGCGGGGGCTGTAGAGAAGAGCCGGCCGGAAGGCCGTAACAAGGACAAGGAGAAGGAGAAAGAATGGGAGCAATTACAACAACTAACGTCGCGACTGCGATCGTCAAGCTGGTGGCGGCGGAGGCTTTGCCGGTGCTGGTGGGGAACCTGGTGATGGGGAACCTGGTGAACCGGGATTACGAGCCGGCGCTGGCGCAGTCCGGAGACACGATCAACGTGCCGATTCCGCCGCAGATGACGGCGAACAACCTGAACGACGTCGGGACGACCGGCAACGGCACGGTCACGCTGCAGAACCCGACGCTGGGCAACGCGCAGATCGTATTGAACACGCACGCGGAAGCGACCTTCCAGCTTCCCGACGTCACCAAGGCTCTGGCGGTGCCGGACCTGCTGAAGATCTACCTGCAGCCGGCGGTGGCGGCGATCGCGCAGAAGATCGAAAGCGACCTGTTGAATCTGTACGCGGGATTCACGCTGAACGCGCCGGTAGGCACGGCGGGCGCAACGATCACGGAAGCCACGGTGGACGCGGCGGAAACGGCCCTGTTCCTGGCGAAGATCCCGCCAGCGGAGCCGAAGTACATCGTGGTGGACGCGGCGGCCTACTCGGCCTGGCGGCAGATCCCGCGGTTCAGCGAGTACCAGACGGCGGGCGACGCCGGACTGCAGGCGCTGGTCGACGGCTCGATCGGAAAAATCAAGGACTTCTACGTGTTCCGGTCGCAGTTCGTGCCGAAGACGGGAACTACGACGGTGAATACGCACAACCTGGCGTTCACCAAGGACGCCATCGGCCTGGTGGTGCGGCGTCTGCCGCAACCGCTGCCGGGGACGGGCGCGATCG